TGACAAACCTCAGATTTTAGGGATTTTAAGCGTGTTTTCTAGGGTATTTACTCTTTTACTTATGGTTTCAACTTTGCGTTCAACCCGAGCAACCCCCAAGGCTACATCTGTGAGTGAATGGCCACCATTGCTTGTCAATTGAATTTGCTCAGTACGAGCATCAATGTAGTTTTGAATAGGTCTAACTATCGCATATTTAGCAATCACAAAAACTACCCCACCAATGGCAGATAAAGCACCTGCGATTTGGCCGCCCATTATTATTGCTTCAGTCATCAGAATCCCTTATTGGTAATGTTACTAGCCATATTACAAAACCACCTATGATTAAAAATCCAGTTACTTGCTTAGCAGAGCCATCTAATGTGAAGAAAGCAATTCCTAATCCAACGTATGTGAAAGTATCGCCTGTTATAGCAACAACATATTTTCTAACCCAATTCATCATTTGCGTTTAATCCTTTTCGTTTCATTACGTTTACTAGAAGCCTGAACAGATGCAGCAGAAGCCATAGAAGCAATCTGGGTGACAACAATTGCGCCAACAACAACAGACTGTGATTCCTCGCGTTGCTCTTGAGTCATATCTGATCCAACATTTAATATCGCTTCAGTTGCCGCAAAAACTTCAGCAAGTCCAGGTATTGCCTCAAGCGCAGTTGGTAACTCTAATTCTATTGTATTTTCAGCAATGTATTCTAAGTTAATTTGTTCTTGTATTTGTTCTTGTAGTTCCTCTACACTTAACTCAGGTTCAACGATAGGAGTTTCAATTGTTTCTGGTTCAACTATTTGCTCAATTATCTCTGGTTCTAGCGTTGCTGTCTCTGTCGGCTCTGGGCTTGGTAATGTCTCTGGAATTGCCTCAACAAAAATCTCTTCGTTATTGGAGTTATCTGTTACTGGTTCTTGGGTTGGTAATGGCGTTGGTTCTTGTGTTGGGGTTGGTGTAGGTGAAACCTCTGTCGGTGTTGGTTCGGGTGTTGCGGTGGGAGATGGCTCATTTGTGGGAGTCGGCTCTGCTGTCGGCTGTGGGCTTGCTGTTGGTGTTGGCGTGGCTGTTGGAATGGTTGTAACACCAGACCAAGTTAAAAGATAAGTTCCTGTAGGGAATTGTGTTTGATTGCTTGCCATCCAACCAAAAGAAGTTGCACGAATAAAATAAAAACCTGTTTCAATAGGTGCTGTAATTATTGAAGCCAAAACATTTGTACCAGAGTGAGCGCCATCATCATCAGCACGAAGTTTTGTTGTATCTTGCCAAAGTTCAATCCAAGAATCAATAAAACCAGGATTTGTTTGTGGTGTTCCATTTGTTGTTTGGACAGTTAAAGTTGTTGGCTCTGTGGCCTCAATAGGAATATCAACATAAGGAACACTCGGTGAGAGTTCAATGGTTTGTTCGTCAGCAAAACTTGGTGAAATAGAAACAACAACAAGCATTGAGGCAAACAAAATTAAGCGCAGTTTTGTGCGCTTTTTCAATTAGGCTTCCAAGATTCCTTTTGGATCAATGTCTTTACCAGCAGACCATCTAATGTTGTCACGCATTTCAAAATGCAAATGTGGACCAGATGAATTACCAGTATTGCCACTTAAACCGATTTGTTGGCCTTTAGTTACTTTGTCACCAGGTTTGACATCAAGTTTTGAAAGATGAGCATAAATAACCCAACCACCATCAACTTTTTGAACTGCTTGAATGCCGTAACTTTTTCCCCAGTTTGCAGATTCAATTTTGCCATCAGCAACAGCAATAATTTTTGTTCCAACTGGGACTGCCATATCGATTCCAGTATGATAACCCTTTGACCACATCTTGCCTTTTTTCTTATAGGCAGTTGTAATCTTTCCGTTAGCAATTGGTAAACCCATTTATTTCGTTTCTTCTTTTTTGTTAGCCTTTTTGAATATGGCATCAATTTCTTGTTGCGTTAATTTTCCGTCATCTAAAAATGCTTTGGCCAAATCTGTGACAACACGAGACACGGCTAATCCGCCCGCGATCAAAGCAGAATTTACAACTGATACACCAGCGAAAGCACCCACTCCGATTGCTGGAAGCGCTGTTGCCAAAAATAATGCAAAAACTCTCATAATTAAATCTTTAACAAGATACAAACTCATTAGAACCTCTCTAAAAATAGATGCGCAGGTTCTTAGTTCTATTCTATACCTGGAGTTTGCATTGCGTTTACAACTGCTTTTGCAACAGGTGAAGCCAACTCCGCATAAATCGCTGTGGTAGCAGGAGAAGCGTGGCGCATAAGTTTAGAAACAGCCAAAATATCGCCATTTGAAACCGAATAAGCACTTGTCGCAAAATAGTGTCTGCCAGAATGTAATTTTTTGTTGATCCCTAAACGTTTTAATTCTTTACAAGCGGCAACAGATAATGAGTGAGGTTTCATTGTTGGCCACAACCTACCAAGAGTGTTATACGATTTAATCATTTCCACAACAACAGGATGCGCTGGCAAAGCCAAATTAGTGTCACCTTTGCCTTTAGGAATACGGATCATATAACTATCACCAACTTCCTCAAGATCAGAACCAGAACACAAAGAAATCTCTGCGGCCCTTAACCCTGCAAAGCACGAAAGTACAAACCAATGCTTCTGAGGTTCTTTGGCTTCAGTCATAATCAAAGCGACCTCGGTATGGGTAAAAGGTCTTGGCATTGATTTTGGTTTTCGTAACTTAGGAAGTTTCTCTGCTGGTGATTCACGTTCAGGAATAAGTTTTAAGTACATCAAATGACGATAAATCATTTTGTATCGGTTGATATTGCCTTTGCGTGTGGATTGCGCAGGTGAAAGCATAACTGCTGCTTCTAAATCCTCGGTGGTTGCAAATTGTGGGTGAGCAATTTTATTAAGGCGATTGATCAAATGTTTATCGGTTAGCCAAAGTTGTCTTTTGTGACCTAAAACAACAAAACGTTTCTCGTAAGCATTTAGTATTTCTTGTATTGTAAACAAAGGAGTTTCTGTCATTGATTGAATCTTATCCCATTTTGCTTTGGATTAGTGCAGTAGCCAGTCAATCTTTTAATAATGTTTTTAGTGCAACTTATGAAAATTACAGAGTTTTATTTGAATTGACAGCCACAAGTGCAAGTCCTGGAATGAATCTCCGTTTGCGTGTTGGTGGTGTTGATGCTACTGGTGGAAATTATGTTGGTGGTGGATACATTGTAAGAAGCACAAGTGCAACTGTAGGTGGACAAGATTTGAACGCTAGTACAAATTTTGAATTAGGTGGCGCAAATAGTGGTCAATCTTCAAATCGTTACGTTATGGATTTTCAATCACCTTTCTTAGCACAAAGAACAGGTCATCATACTTTGGCAACAGGTTTTGATGGCACTAGTGCTTATGGTCGTGCTCAACATTCAAATCACAATTTAAGCACTTCTTATGATGGTTTTACTATATTTCCAAGTTCAGGAACAATGACAGGAAAGGTTGCAATTTATGGCTACAACTTCTAAAATTCAAATTGGTATAGATGACCAAGTTATTGAACTTACTGGTGCTGATAAAGAAGCCTTTATTGCACAACGCGAAGCCGACAATGCTGAACGTGCATTACTTGAAGCCTTAGCGTTAGAGAAACAACAGAAACGCATTGATGCAATAACTAAATTAGGCGAAGCGTCAGGTTTAACAACTGACGAGATAAACGCAATACTAAATATTTAAGATTGAATTAATTTCTTCTTCTGTAAGTCCAGAGGCAGCACCAAGTTTAGTAATCGCATCTATTCTTAATTGCTTCTTTGCTTCATACTCGGCTTCAAGTAGTGCTTGTGCATCTTGTTTGGCTGTTTCTTCAGCAATATCTTTTGCGCGTTGTTCTAAAAACGCTTCTTTCTCTGCACCAGTTAATTCAATGCGTTCATTATCTACTTGAATAAATATTTTTTCGGTAGCCATTATAGATTGTATCCAAACACTTGTAGTTTTCCAGTTATTGCTGCACCTGAACTTATGAGGCTAAATCCAGTAAAACTAGTTGTTGCTTGAAAAATATTACCTTTAACCCAATATTCACTATTTTGGTTTTGGTCTGCTCTGTAATACTCTGTGCAATGTTGTGTAGAAAAATTTGTTGCAAAAGGATTAAAAATTTCATAATCTGCATAATGATAATTTAATTGAACATTATTAAGGATGTGAGATGTAGCACCTGATTCTCTGGCAGCACTAACCGCTGTACTTCCTGCAACTAAATACTGTCGTGCATAGTTAGAAGTTGAATTATCAGCACCACCTACACGATAACGAAAACTTAAAGCACCTGATGCGCTTGCCCCAAAAAACCATAATTTTAATTTGTAATTGTCATAAGTTGCACTAAAAACATCATTAACATTTACAGTCGTTACTCCACTAAAACTAGTTGTGTTGATCAGAGTTAAACCTTGAGTAGAAGCGGCTGCTGGATACACATCAGCAAAAGTTGCACCTGTGTAAACCTGAAGTTTATCAACGTCAGTTAAATATGTGAGCATTCCCTCTTCAAAGTTTGCTGTACCAATAGCAGATGAACGAGCAGCAGTACCAGCGAAAACCATAACGGCTTGATCTTGCAAATAATTTTGAACATTAGATGCAGTAAGAACTTCTCCTGCTGTAAACGTTCTGTAACCAGAACCCATTAAAACTCCTTAAAACCCTAGTCTGCCTGTATCTAAGATACCAAACTCAAGATCATCTAGCACAAGGCTAGCATAATCTAAGGTTTGGAATCCGAAAGTAATGCTGTGTGATGCTGGTTGTATATCGTGATCAATTCTAATAATAGAAGCAAATTTGTCTATCTGCGTTCCAACATTGTTAGGTGTGAATTTGATTTGGCAAACATCACCGATTTCTAATCCAAGCACCTTAGTTTGATTTACCCCAGATAAAGCCTCTAATTGGACTGTGAGGGTCTCAAAACGATACTCAGGTTCAGATAACTCACCCAACAAATAATTTGCTAAAGATAAAGCATCAGCATCAGAGTTCATCAACAGACCTGATTGGATTAAAGCCTGCTGACCATAACTGTTAATTGAGTCATTGTCTTGGGCTATGGCTGTTCCGCCATTGTTTCTTTCAATTTGAATATAGTTATACAAAAGTTCTGAACCATAAATCACTTGCACTTCGCTGAATTGAACCCCAGAATTGTCATCCGCAAAAACAACTTGAGAACCAGAAATAGGTGCAACAGTTCTGTCTTTGAAAACAATGAAACCATCAGAGCCAATAAAAATTGAACCAGGTTCGGTATTGGTTACAGTTTGCAAATACTCTAAAGCGTTCGTTCCATCTGCTACAACATCTGCTTGCAATAACTGTGAACCAGTATCAATATCACGCAAAGATGACGGCCAATCAACTTCTGATCTATCCAAAACAGCATTCACTCTTGCACCAGTTAGTTGTGAAGTTGCTGTATGTGCAGACAATGCTCTCTGGGCCAATAAAGTGAAACCATCAACACAATCAGCATTAGTGGTTGAAAGACCTGACAAATCGTAATTTAGATTCCAGTCATCCACAACGCCATAAAAAACTGCTGAACCACCTGTTTCAACTTTGATAGTTCTTTTAGGAATGATTTGACCATAAAAAGGGCTTGTAAGATTCTCAGGATCAAAAGCCCTAGAATTATTATTAAATTCAATAGAAGAACCACCAGCAGTAAATCTATCTAACTGTCGTGATTTACCACGTCTAACTGAAACAGAACGCACATATTCTGAAACGTCATAAAACAACGTTCCGCCAAGTGTGTATTCGGTGTTATCTAAAACACCTTGAACAGCATCATCAAGGATGAAAAAAGGTCCACCAAGAGCAGATAAATCAAAACCTAGTTCGACAGTTGTTGCAGGAATTGACATTATGCGCTCGCAAAGACTGGACCAGAAGTTTTTTCAAATTTTTTGATTGCATCTACTATTTCTTTTCCAACTTGTGATCCTGAAGTTCCAATTCCAGCATTAACAACAATGTTGTAAGTTGTACCAAGTTTTGCTGAGTTAGCACCAGATAAAGGAACAACGGCCTCTGGTCCTGCTTCTCCGATAATTGCATTGGTAGGTCCTGTAACAATTCCACCTTTAGCCATACGAATACTTTTATTCTGTAATGCAAAAGCCAAGGCTTGATACGAACCTGCTGCTGTTCCAAATTGTTTTGTTAAATTGGAAGCAATTTCAAATTGTTTAGGTGTTAAAAGTTTTTTCTGTTCTGCTTTTGGTGGCGGTGGTGTTGGTTCTGCGCCTGCTGCAACTGTTTCACCAGCACCTTGACCTGTACCCAAACTATCAACAATTGATTTAAGTTCACCGCGTGCTCGTTCTAAAGCAACTTTAATTCCATCAACCATTGCCTCTGCCTGTTTAACACCAGCATCATAAAAAGCAACAGCACCAAATTCACCAACCTGTTCAGCCACATTAAAAATTGAATCAACTAAAGTATTTACCTGCTGAACAACAGTTGCACCACCACTAATTATGTTGTCAGCAATCTTTGAACCAGCCTCAAAACCTGCATCAAGAACTTGTCTGATACCACGTTCATTCAATCCAAGAACAACAAGTTGTTTAACTTTGTCAGCAAAAAGTGTTGCCTGGGTTGCTTGATCTGCTAAACCTTTTAAGAAGTTCTCTGATTCAGCGGCTTTACCAAAGTTAAGGATTCCAGAAATTGTGCTCCCGATTGCTGTCTTAAAGTTATTGAATTTACCACGCACATCTTCTAATGCTGATTCTGCTTTTCGTAAAGCGTTCTCAAGATTATCCACAACCACTTGGGCAGCGTTCTTTGCAGCATCTTTAACTTTTTTAAGTTCTTCAGAGGTTTTCTCTAAACCTTTATTCATCTTAGTTACGCTAGGTACAAGTTGATCAGAAACGTCTGTGCTTAATGTATCTGTTTGTGCTGCTAAAGCACCCATATTATTTGAAGCCTCAACTGTTGAAAGACTGATTCGTTTAAGAGCAACTGGTGCAATCTGACCTACCTCTTTGACATCAACTCCAAACATTTGTAAGCCTCTAATTACTAAATTCATTCCTTGCAAAAATAGATTCATATGATCAATAACAAAGTTGATTGCTCCCTCAGCAAAAACTATAAAAGCGTTTCCTAGTTTTTGTATGCCTTGACGGAATTTATCCGAAGTTTTGAAAGCGTGAATTAAAGCAACAACTAAAAGTGCTAGGCCAGCGGCTACTAGATAAACAGGATTTGTTAATAAAACTGTTGAAAGAACTTTGAAAACTCCAATAAATATTTGAATTGCCCCAATGATTTTTCCAATCACAATTAACAATGGTCCAAGAACAGCGATTACACCAAGAATTTTTAATCCTGTGTTAATTGTTTCAGGACTTAATGCTTTGAATTTATCAACCAATTTTTGTATTTCAGGAATGACCTGATTTTTAATAACATCACTCACTTGTAAAACCACAGGCAAAAGAACTGATCCAATATCTTCTTTGATTTGTTGAAATTCTCTGCCCAAGAGAATGATTCTTCCCTCTGGGGTTTGCGCTAAGGCTTCATTGAAACCTTTGTATGTTGAGTTAAGAACTTCAACGAGTGCAGCGGCACGTTCGGATTCTGTTCCGTTGGCAATTTTCTTTTTGGTATCTTCATCTAAAACAAATCCAACTCTTGTCAAAGAAGCGAACTGGCCGTTCAATGCTTGTGCCAGACCATTTGTCATTGACTTGAAATCTTCACCAGTAGCAGAAGCGCCTTTCTCTGCGAGCACATAATCTAAAATTGCTGGTGTAAGTTTTTGAATTGTCTCACCTTGTAAATCAAAAGTTGCTAACTGTGATTGTGTTGTAACAATGCTTTCCCTAGAAGCAACACCAACTTTTTCTAAAGCCGAAGCCTGTTTAAGTAACGCATCAACACCTTGTTGTGTTGCACCACCAGTTGTTAAAAGAATTTGTCTAAGTCTTGAAGTTGCTGCCTCAGCCTCAATGGCATCTTTGACAAACACACCTAAAGCCGCACCAACACCCAAAATTGGGATTGTAAGATTCTTTGTTAAAGATTCACCAAATTGTGTAAAGATTTTTCCTGAAGCACCAAATTTATCTAAACCTGTTTTGGCTCTTTCAAATTCTCTGATAGCAGACTTGATTCCCTTGTCATCAAACTGCGTAAGAATCGGGACAATAATTGCCATTATTTAACCACCAATAAATTCCTGTTTACTTTTGCGGATGCTTCTTGTAAAGATCGCTCAATACTATTATCGATCAATTTCTGATTTTTCAAAGCGGCAGGCCAAATAAAACGTGATGCACCAGAAACTCTGTTTAAGTTCCTGATTAACGCTGTTCCTTGTCCATTGAGGGAATAACCATTTGGTCTGCGATTGAATGATTTTGAACGACCAGAAACTCTACCTGAAGTTTTTTTACGGCCAGCCATATCGACAATGGCCATCCCACGTCCTTTGATAATGACTTTCAAAAGGGAAGTTGGTTTGCCTGCACTTGGTTTTTTTGTACTTGTTTTAACTTCGGCTTTGTTATCTGAAGTTCTGAAAGCGGTTGCCCCATTATGGGTGAAACCTGATAATGGTGCAGTTCTAGGTAAAGCATTTTGAATACTCAAAGCAAAAGGTAAAGCAAAATTTTTTACATCAGTATTAAGTTGATCGTAAAGAGTCTTATCTAATTGTTTGAGTTCTAAAAGGGTTTCTCGTAAACCGCGAACCTCTGTCGTTACAGATAAATTAACCAAAAATTACCTCTTGTTTTGTTCTGTTGCTCTCCAACGCAGATACATACCCATTGTAAAAAGCATACGATCACTCTCTTGTAATAGCAAAGAGGGCGCAATTCCTGTTTCGCAGGCAAGGTAAGCAATGAACCAATGCTCAGAGTGTTCTCCGAGCGGCTTTATTTTGGGTCTTGTTCGCTTACACCAATCTCATCAACTTCATCTAACCAATTATCAAATTCTTTTTTGACAGCGTTGGTTCTTTTTTCACTATGCCACGCTAGGAAAAGCAGATCAGTTAATTTGAACTCTGATTCGAGTTTTGCAACTGACCTGCTGTACTTTTCCTCAAACGCAACTAAGTCTCTTGCTGAACAAACTATTTCTTTTGAAACACCATCATTGTATTTCACGCGCAAGTTGATTTTCATTTGTTTCCTTTTGTTTTAAGCGGTGGCTCTGGTTACTGTTCCTGATATTGGGAAAGTGACAGAAAGTGAAGCAATATCTCCAACGCTTGATGCGAATGGTGAGTATTGGGTTACTAATGCTGTCATTGTGTAACTTGGGTTAGTTGCAGTTACTGTTCCGCTGGTTGGTTTGATCACAACTGTTGCCAATGTTGCAAGCAATGGTGAAAGTACTGCATCCACAGAACCTGCTGCAAAGTCTTGCATAAAGTTTAGTGTTAGTGATGCTTGTTTTAATCCACCGATTCTGGTTCTGAAAGTTTCACCAAAAGCGGTTGTTTCTAAATCGTCAGCCTCGATTGCGAGTTCAACTGAGTTTAGGCTTGTAGAAAAGTTTGTTCCGTTGATGGAAACAAAATAATCTGTTGCAGCAAATTTTGCCATTTATATTTCTCCTAGTCTGCGTACACGAGAACTGTAAATTCTCCTGTGAGATAAAGTATATCTTGTATAGATAGTTGTCCGTAATTTCTCATCTCAGTAACCCTGGTGTCAAAGGCTTTGCCACCAAGAGTTTTATCTACCTCAATTGCTCTTTTTACGCTGGATGATCCTGTGCCCGAAACAAAAGCATCAAGGTTTGATTGAGCGGTTCTTTCATCAACTCTGCCAACAATGACCAACACATTGAAAACATATGTTTGCATCCCTCTATTAAAAGTGTCGTCATAAGAAATGCTTGAGGGCATTACAACAGCGATTGGGGGATTTGGGTTGTCTGGCATAAAAGCAGAAGTTCTCAAACCAGTAATTGTTGCAAGGTTATTTGCAATGCCTGTTCTTAACTCGGATACTGAGGCCATTAAATGAATGTTCGCATTCTTTTATATGGCATAACAAGTTGTGCTACATCTGGATCAAGTTGATTAGATACGCGAATTGCGCCCATATCTCCGAAGCCAACAATTCCCATAGGGCTGTCTAAACGTTTGTAAATTCTTGATGCTTGAATAATGCAAGCCTGTTTAATTGCAATTGGTATAGAGGGCCAACCATAAACACCAACAACTTTAATTAAGGCTTCTCCACCGCTGATAGGCCATAAATAATCTCCGACTGCGCGAATTTGATTAAAAGGCCAAGGAATACCATCAAGAACACCATTCAGCGGTTCAAGTTGATAATCATCTGTACCCCAAGTTGTATCAAAGACACCATCAGCATCTTGGGCTGTTGTAATTGTTACTGTTCCACTTGAAAGATCATCAACTTCAACAACGAAATCATCTTGGGCAACAAAATATCTTGTAGCAGTACCTTGAGAATAAAATTGTCTTGCCGCGAATCCGTCTATAAGTCTTGAGGCTGATTCAACAGCCATCTCCAATAAAGAATCGTCAATAGAATCTGTTATACGAAGCGCGGCTTTCACCTCTGCTAAAGAGGCGTATCCGTTTGTAATTGCCAAAATAACTCCTAAGTTCTAAGTCTTAGTTTAGTGTACTAAACCTGACCCCAGTTTCCTTTGTATTTAATTAAAAACTCGTTCTCCAAAACAAGATTCTCTCTATCAAAAAGAACTTCTTTTCTTTTCGCTCTGGAATCAGTCAAATCTGTGAAAGCCAAGCGCACGTTTCTTGCGGCTCTACAGTAACTTTCAGTCCAAGAAAGTTCAAACGCAATAGATTCGGCTTTTGATTTCGGAAGCGGAATATCAACCATTTGTAAAATCTTTCTTTCATAAATACCCAGATACATTCCATACATACAAGGATCATTAGTCAAAGCAATTGAACCTTTATCGTCATCCAAAAGTTCAAAGATTTTCTGATTTTTGATTACAACTGAATCCTGTAAAAACATAAACCTTTCAATTTTTGTGTTATCAAACACCCACTTTATTTTTCCTAATTCAAACGTGAAATCCGATAAAACCAAAACTGGTCTGCTTATCGACTCTAAACATTGTTTTAACCAGTTCTCTCTGCCAGGAGTTGTTGCAACAAGAATCACAAATTGCCTTTAATAAATGTGCTTGAAATGCCTTTGGTGTAGGGAATGTAAATCAAACTAATATCTTTCTCATCTAACCAATCTTGGTCAAACTCCATCTGAGCATAATAATCTTTCCTAGCCCAATCAGAACCAATTGCAATCACATCAACTAACTCAACCATTTCAATAGTTTTTTTAGAATCCGAGCCACCCACGTTTGGAACAACTTGATTAACAAACCTACAAGACTCTAAAACATCTTTTCTCTGATCAAAAGTCAATACAGGTTTTTTCTTTTTATACTCATAAATAAACTCATCAGTATTCAAAGCCACAACAACCTGACCATCCACACCAGAAATCTGCTGACACCGCTTCAAAAAATTAACGTGTCCAGAATGAAACAAATCAAAAGTTCCGCCAGTATAAACTTTTAATCCCAACTTAATTGTCTCCTACGCTTAATTGACCATCTTCCCTCAGTAAAGTCTTTTGTTTTGATTTTGTATTCGTTGTATTGCGAATTGGCTTCAAAAGATAAATCATTTTGTTTCCTAAAACCAGCATTCAAAGTTGAAGAATTATCGTGAGCCAAAGGAATAAAAGAACTCAAAACTTCTATATTTTTGTGCTCACAACGCCTCTGATAATCATTATCCTCAAAATATGCGGGGACAAAAGATTCATCAAACAATCCAACCTTTTGCACAACTTCCCAACCTAAAGAAAAAGCACACCAAGCGGGTGAACCATTTGATAAAACTAATTTATCTTTTCTGGAAATTTCTTGAAACATCTTCAAGGAATCCCCACCCCACTCAACATCAAAATTTGTTACCAACCAATAATCAGCAAAAGGTAAAGATTTGATTCCAAGATTCCAAGAACCAGGAACGCCAAGGTTGCTAGGAAATTTTAGATGCCAAATTTTGTTTACCCATTGATTCCAAGTTGGAGACCAGTCTTGTTGCTTAGCCCCATTATCAACAATCACCAAGTCCTTGATTGGATAATTTATGGATTGAATCATTCGATCTAAAAGGTCATATCTGGTTAAAACAGGAACAATCATTGCTGGTATCAAAACAGGTTCTCCTCTTATCTAAAACGCTAAATTTTGCCGTTTAAGGCGTTCCTAGACCCATCTGAAGCCACTCTTTGAAAGATACTATCCAAAGTTGGTTTCCATTGTGTTTCAAAAACAAAATCAGCGTTGTACTGTTTTGCAAACTCAACAGCCTTTTCACTTTTAACTCTGCCTTTGTTATACGCCTGTTCTAGTGCATCAATAATTTCTGGAACAGATGGCAAATGAAACCAAGCCTTTTGTGGTGCATCCCAAAGAGGTTGCCCACCAATTAAATAACCATCACCGCACAGTTCAGCAGATGCGGCAAAGTTAGAAACAATTACAGGTGTAGAACAAGCAAGGCTCTCTAAAGTTGGAACTCCGAATCCCTCTCCGTAACTTGTTGCAAGTAAAATGTCCATTGCTGTATAAATGCTTGCCATAATATCTTGACTAATTCCTGAACGTAACAAATAAGGATCAGGGAAAATAACTTTCTTAGGATCAATACCACAAGACAAAATCAAATCATTTAATTTAATTCCACCAAGAGAACCAGATGCTTCGGTATGTATATACAAAACAGCGTCATCATATTTTTGTGCAAACATTGAAAAGGCCAAAAGATTTTCGCCAAATGCTTTTCTGTTAGGCATCACACCTTTGTTCGCTGCATTCATTCCAACAATAAATTTATCTTCACTTACCCCAATAAACTCACGACCAGTCATCTCATCACCATCAATGGTCTTAAAAGTTTTGGTTGGTTTGAAAACAGGTTCAATTGCGTGTGGCACATACCAAGATTCGATACCAACATTTTCTAACATTGCTTTACCAAACTTGCTCATTGCAATTGGGTAAACATTTGGGAGTCTGCACCAAGCCGCAACTTCAGGTGGTGCTGGTGTGTGATCAATAGGAGTCCAAGAAGCAACAGGAAATTCTTTCCACTTGTCACCACGAAAAACCCAAACATCAAAAAGAGTCATCAATAAATGTTCTGCATCTTTATCTCTAGAAGCCCAATCGTACATATGAGCAGGAATGACATCATTAGACCAAGTTTCAGTTCCACGAGGATAAACAGGAATGCCGCCTGCTGGACTATTCCAAACAGTTGATGCTGCTTCTAAACCATAATTTGCAGCAACAGCAACGTCATTACCATTTGCTTTGAGTCTTGTGATTGCTTGTGCTGTTTGTTGTCCGTAGCCAGTTGTGGCCCAAGGAGCGTTTGATACCCAGAGGATTCGTCTTGGGTGTTGTACAAGATTTTGTACGTTTGAATTTTTGTTTTGTTTTTCTAATGCTCTTCTTTGTTCACGATTCACGCAAGAACTCCATATGTTCGCAGGTTGTCTCCTACCTTATTACAGATAGGAGACGAGTTATGTCTAGGACACGGCCTGCGCTCCGTGTCCCAGAACTTTTATTAAATCAAAAACTCGGTTTAGGAGTTGCTTGACTTAAAGAACTTGACGTGACTTGTTTGAATTAGGTCTCCGTCATAGCGTGCTGTCGCACGGAACGTAATTAAATCATTGCTGAATGCAAAATCATCAGAACGATCTAATTTAATTCCACCAACTGAACGCACATAATAACTTGGTAGGTTTCCGAAAATCACAGGTTTAACGGCTGATGCTGCTGTAGCCATTGCTGGATTTTCGAATATTGGATAACCAAGTAACAAATCGCGTGCATCTGCTGAAAGTGCTGGTGTGAACAAATATTGTCCAGCATTATCTTTCAACTTACGAACGTTTGCGATTGAACTTGAGTTCATTTGGAAACCAGTTCCAGGAAGTCTGCGACCTACTGTATCAACTGAGTAAACCAAATCAATTAGGTTATCTGCTGTTGGATTTAATGAAGTTCCAGTTACGGCTGAACCTGCACGAGTAACAATTCCGTTTGGTTGAACTGTACCTGTACCTGTTGTTAGTCCCTCATTGATTGCAAATCCAAGAGCGTTTCCTGTTTGAACAGCAAGAAACGACAAAATGTCAATTCCTGCATCTTCAACTAATTCTCTAGAAACTTGTGTCAAGAATGAGTACTTGTATGCACCAAGAGTTCTAAATGAATTGAAAACTGGATCGCTTTCGCCAATTGCGTTTCCTTCTGTTGTAACACTTCCAACGCTGTATGTGCTTAGTGATGGAATTTGTAAATTCTCACCTGAAGCAGTATTCAGAATTGTTGAAGTTTCCAACATTGGACCAACTGTACGAGCAAGCAATATAACTTGATCATAGAAAGAGGTTGGAACTGGTGAACCAGTTGAACCTTTTGTTATGTCGCGTTTTTCGAAATTGTATGAACGGATTTCACCGCGTGCTAAAGCACGGATGGCATCTGCATCATTTTTTTCTTGTACGGATTCTACGACTGGTCTTGCTTGGTTTTCCATACCTCTCATTGCTTCAACAGCGCGAACTTCGCGATCTGCATCTGCTTTTAAGGTTTCGATTACTTTTGCGCGTGCATCTAGATCAGCGGAGATACGATTGTATTTTTCGTTTTCTTCTGCTGTTAGATCGCGTTTTTCTGACGCAGCATTATCAAGAAGTTCTTTGGCTTCGTGCCAAGACTTTTGACGTGCTTCGTGTTGTTGTTTAATGTATTCCACGAATACTCCTTATATAATTGTTTTTGATTACGAGCAACTGCGAGGCTCACTCGACAGTAAAAATGGTGGTGGCTTCCACGCAACCACTATTAGTCTAACAAAGATTTAACGTGTCTCTTTTATTTCTGTAATTCTGGTTTCTTGAACTGGTGCAAATTTTTTGGTTTCCATTGGCTTATCAAGATTGGCGATTGCTTCGGCCATAGCATCAGCCATTTCAGCAATAACACCTGATTCTGGATAACCTGCTGTTTTAAGAATTGCGTCTTTAATTTTATCTTTTTCCATTTGTTATACCGCCTTGAATAGTAGGTCTAGGTGCTTACGCTTTAGGTCTAACAGATCATCTGTTGATGGAGTGTTTTCCCTTAACTTGCTGACAACTTCTTGCAGTAAATCAGCATCAGAGTTTTGTAATTGTTCTCCTGCTTCAAGTTTGACCATTGCATCAGCCAAGGCGTCAATATCGACATTGGTTCTTGTTGCCAGAATATCCAAACTTCTTACTGAGGCTGTTGTTGCTGTGTACGCTGGAAAACCTGTAACAATTGAAACTTCGTGTAAACGAATTTCTTTCAACTGTCTTGTCATTCCATCACTTGAAAAAACATCACCTTTAGGTGGTACGGAAAAACCAAAAGACATTGAATGAACATCTCCACGTTTCATAAGAACAGCAAGATCACGACCAGCAGTTGTGTCAGGCAATGTGGCCTCAGCCAATAAACCCTTTGAATCTTCTGTAAGTCTTAGAGTTTTTGAACGTGTGGATGCTAAAACTTCATCCATATTGTGATTCTTGAAAAGTTTGACTTCGTTGCGGGCTTTGAGTGAACGTTTGAAAGCACCAGGCAAAATTCTTTCAATGAAAGGTAGTGGTTCTGAGTCGCTGTCAAAAACTGCTGCGTATCCTGAGAACTGCATTCCATCTGACTCTGTGGTTAAAAGTCTTAATTCAAAATCAACATCATTTTTGACTCTGCGTTCAATTTTATTCACTTGGTTTTCCTTTTCATTGTGATTTAAGTTTACATTAACTGACGACCAGCGAGATTGATTTTCTTCCATATCTAATCTTTCGACAACTCCTTGAGCGTAGTTAAGTGTTCTTTGTGCTGCCCTTTTACTTGGTCCGCTACCCCAAAGCAAATGTGCTACTAAACCTGCACCTGGATAATCAGAATTATCAGGATTAGAATTTTTTGGTGCATCCAGATCAACAAGGTGTCTAGAAATCCAAGGAGCAATCCTGCGCCATTTATCTTCAGACACACGGCCATCAGCCATCTCTCGTGCTTCTTGTTTAGTTTTATCTGTCAAACCATCTCCACCAAAACCTTGACGATTCAACTCAAGCCCTCTGCGAGCAGCAGCACGCATATAAGCAGGTGGAGTTAAATTAACTTGTCTTTCCTCAACAGACATTGCATCAATTGATCTAGATGATTTCGGATGACCACTTGGCAGTAAATCATTGTCAGTAACATATTTTGCATTCGCTGGTCTGCCATTTCTTAAAAGATAAAGAAAAGCATTAACTCTTGCCATTGACCAAGCCGCTCTTGAAACACCTGGTCTGAAAGAAGTTGAATAAGCACCTGATCCTCTTCTGTAAACAGATTTAAGTGTTCCCAAAGTTGTTCTTGTCCAGTCAGGTTTTGATAACTGTGTCATTCTTTCGTTATGATCTGAAACTTTATTTTTAAGAGCAGTTGTTGTGGCTTCGCTGAAAACAATATCTGCGCCACCATCTTTTGCGCTACCAGGTTTATTTGTATCGCTACCTTTTATTTGTTCTTTCTTCGGGGCTGGTGCGCGTAACTCTTCATCCAACTCATCTTCTAAATCTTCATCCAATTCATCTTCTAAATCTTCTTCAATATGCTCTTCAGGTTGCCAAGCGTTACAATAAAATGCACCATTGACATAATCATCCCATTTCTCACACCAAGCACGAAGTTCACCATTAGCAAATTCTTTAACATCATCTTCTTTGTAAAAAATACAATTACCACAAGCGCGACCCTCTGGAACATCCTCACTCAAAGATGGTCTGTAATTATCAGGTAAAACACGATAACTTGTTTTTATTTTTTTCTTTTTAATTCTTTCACCACCAGGTTCAATTTCTTCTGCAATGGAAACAGCAACCATCTGATCAATGGCTTCCTGTTTTGTTTGATGACAACCAATAACTTCACCATCTTCTTTAACAGTTGCCCAACCTGAACAATCAGGTGATGAATCCGTAATAAAATATGGCATTACAAAACCTGCTTTATGACAGAAACTGTTGCTGTTGAAGTTGTGATGATTGCATACAAAGAATTTCCTGGCGCTAAATTGATTTCAAAAGAATCTTGTTTTACTAGCCTTAAACCTGTTGAGGTTGTCACAGTTGAATTACCTATGTAAACATTGTCTGTGTTGTCGTGTAAATGTAAATGAACTAAAACTGGATTGGTCTCACCAGCAACCAACAAAGTTGGAGAAGTTGTAACAGTAACGTGAGAAGTTGTTAAAGGCATTAGACCATCCTAAAGGATCAGTAACAGGTCTAGTTCATCCTGTCTTATTGAAAAGTCTATACGAATTTCAGCAGAAGCAACAAAATTTGATGCTAAGGTGTCGGTCTTAATAAGAACAATTTTGTTTACTGGTTTTGTTTCAACAATTTTAGGAATCTCAGGTTCAAAAATAGGAACAACTTTTGGTTTAACTTTTCTTTGATAAGGACCTCTTGAACCATATTGAGGTTCAGGTGGGGGTGGTGGTTCTCCACCTGTTGCTGTTCCTGATGCAGATAGACCACCAAGATTGGCTTCACCTGAAGCATCAAGAACTACACCAAGAGTTGCTGAACTTTGAAGTAAATCAAACAATGATTGTGCTGATGCTGTTTTTGTAACAACTGTTTGAATTAAAGATTCAAGTATTCCAAGATTTGTAGCACTCTCAGCAAAATGTGATACATCTGCTGATGCTAGTGAACTGATAGCACCAAGTGAGGCTTGGGCTGTTTGAGGATTAGAAACAAAGGCTGTGGCTGATGAAGAAAGACCATCAAGGTTTGATGATCCTGTTGCTGAAATGTTTTCAGTTGTGCCATACAAAGTGTTGCTGTCTAAAATTCCTCTGACTTCGGAATCTAGAATGAGTGAGCCTGTGGCACTCATTGGTTTAACTTGCGACTGTTAGAGATGCAGTTAAAGAACCTGAAGCAATTGTTACTGTGTCTCCTGCTGTGTAAGGATTTGAGGTAATTGTTCCTGAGAATAAAAAGTTACCTGCTGTTAAATTGTCCCAAGAAGTAAAATGTGTTGCATCTTGTGAGCCTGCAATGTTTGTCCAAGTTGCTGCTGAATCTGATGCAATCGTTCCATTTGATGCTGCGGCGAATGTCACAACTTTTCTTGTAGTTTCAGTTGCAGGATTACTTGTGCCGTTTGCGCCTGGGTCTCCAACGTGTAATTTTATGTAAACATCTGTTACAGAAAACGCTGTTGCGTTACCTAAAGCATCAAGAAATTTATTTGCTGTGTATGCGCTTAAACCAGTTGCCATTTTTATTCCTCTGTTGTTTCTATGATTCTAGTTATCAGATTATCTTTATCTCTTTCAACAGTTCTTATTGTTTGTTTAGATTCGGGTGAATTAACATTGACAATCGGTGGTGCAACATTAATAACGGCTGGTGGAACATTAACAATTGTTTCTGGTATCTGAACATTGATTTCACTTGTTCTCGTAATGTCATAAACTGATTCTGGGTTCAATGGATCAATCTGTGCGACCTGCTGTAACTGTGTTGATGGAACTCCTGTGTGCGCAATCTTTGGAAGTCCAAGTGCTGATAAGACTTGTGCAGGGTCAAAACCTGTTTGAACTAATCTTGCTGCCATAGAAACACGTTTATCTTGCTCAATAACATCTGCCTCTACCAAGTTAATGTTTGCAAGAGGAACTCTATTGCTGTCGCCATTTTCAACTGGTCTCAAGTCCTCAAATCTGCGAACATCATTCACGGAATAAAAACCTGCCTGTAAACCAATTGAGTAGCCTTGGATTCGGGTTGTGAAATCACCGCGAAGTAAACCATCAACATTAAATTTTAGGAATGCTTCAGTTGGAAGAAGTGTTGAATAAGCGTATTCAATTTTTTCAATATATGGTCTCAGAGTGTGTGTCACAAATTGGATAGCGTTTGCTTCGACACTTGCATAAGACATTGCGCCAGGTGTTGAAACTTGGATCATATGTAAAGGAACACGGAACATTCTTGCAATTGATTCAACTACAAATTTTTGTGAATCAAGCATTTGTGCTTCGTCAGGGTTTACACCAGTTTTAACATATTTTGCACCAGCAGACAGAACACCTGTTTTGTGTGCTTTCTTGTAACCTTTGTGTGCGTTATCAAATCCTGCTTGTAAATCTTTTGCTTGCTGACTTGTTAATGCACCAGGAAACTCAATGATGCCTTGTGTGGTTGCACCTTGACCGAAGAATCTTGCAGCAAAACTTTGTAACGCTGAAGCCAGCCCTAAGTTTTCTTTAAGTTCAGTTACTCTTGAAGTTCCACGCAAAGCACCAGGTTTGCGAATTTCTGTTATGTGTAACATATCTCTTGCTTGTACGACTCCAGCATTGTTGTTATCAACAACGTATTCAATTTCTCTTGTTACAGGATTTCTTTGAACTGTGACTCTTAAAGGATCAAGGCAAACAAGGTTTGCAACATCTCCACGACCATCACGATAAATTCTTGTGAAAGAGTTTCCATCTAAAAGAAGTGAGATAAGAACTTGTTGATAGTGTTCGCTTCTTAACAAATCAATATCTGGTCTTTGTACCCATTCAGGTTTTGGTCTGTAAGGTAAACGATTTCCATCACGTCTGATAAAAGAATCAACTGGAAGTGTTGAAATGGTGTCAGAAATTAAAAGCACACAAGCATAAAAAGCACCAATTGTCATTGACGAATTTTCGTCTA